CTAATGTTAACTAAAAAAGTAAACAAGTTATGGATGGGAGACAAAGTCTCTGTACGTGATTATGAGGTGCGTAAGGCCATACAAAAAGGTGGGATGGTGGTATTGCATGGTGATAAGAAAATGCGCCTATCTGTAGACGATTTAAAAGAACTTAAACCAGTGGGACGTGTTATTAAAAGTAAGTTTCCTGGATCACCAGATTACCAATTAGTTGACATTACATTTAATGTTACACAAGACGCCAGGCAAATGGATTTAATATGAAACTTCAACATATAAGAATAAAGCTACAAGAAGCTGCTCAATTTACATTACTTCACCATAGGCACAGCAAACCACTAAAGCGTCACAAATTTTCTATTGGCGCTAAAGATGAATATGGAATTTTATTAGGTGTTGTAACAGTTGATACTTGTTCTAGCCATGAATGGTCTAAAAGAAGAGATCATATTGAAATTCGTAGGCTTGTAACAAAAGATATTTCTGGATTGCCAATAGAAACTAATATTAAAAATGTCGCTAGTTTTTTATTAGGAAAAGCTATTACAGCGTGTTTTGCTTTAGGTTTTAAATATATAGTTACATACACGCAGCCAGGTGAAACTGGATCTTCATTAAAGGCATTAGGATTTAGAATAGAAAAAATTAAAGTCCAGAATTATACTAACAAAACTTATAAGGGTTTAGTTACTTGGGTTCTTTGTGAGGACTATCAAAAAAATCCAGATTTTGATTATACTAATGATCGCCTTAAAGACATTAAAGATTACATTAAAGATTACAGTAATGCTAAATTAATTTAACCCTAAGTGGCGCATGATCGATAGAGTTCAGCAATTCTTTCACTTCTTGCGCCCACTTGCCTACTCCATCTGCTGTCCAAACATTCTTCTGCTGCCCATTCAAATTGACCAGTTTCCAAGGCGTTTAACATTTTTTCAAATTTTTTAAGACGTGGCATTCCAACATTAAAGCGCATATTTACCAATGCTTTTTTTGCTAAGTCTGGTAAATCGTTAAACCAGGCAAAAGTCTTTTGACAGTCTTCGACACATTCACTTAAATCATTCTGTAGCATTTGCTCTACTTCACTGTCTCTTAGACCAGCGCCAGGTAACTTGCTGTCTATAAGTCTTCCTACACCAATTGTCCAATAACCTTCGCTGTCAGCGTAGGCAACGTGGCGTCCATTTTCTACAACAGCGCCTTCATCTCTTTTTATTTCATCAACTAATTCATTCATAGATTTTGGACTTATCATATTTACTTCCCAATTTTTTTCATTGCTATTTTATGTGATTGAGTGAACGTCTTTCCAGATCGCATTAGCTTGCGCATCTCAGTCATGTGCTTAGACGTGTGATGCACTGAGTGTCTTTTCAGTGTATCTTTTTGCCTTTGAGTTAATGCCTTGACTGCCATATTTATTTACCTTTCTTACCTTTTTTCTTAGGTTTCTTAGCTGTCTTAGCAGCTGCTTTAAATGCTGCGTTAGTTGGAGCGCCTTTAGTTCCAGGCTTGCGCATTCTCTCACCAGAGCCAGCTTTTATCCTGGCTCTTTTTTTTGCAATGTTTCTGTATAAACTCATTTACTTGCCTTTCTTAGTTTTCTTTTTAGATTTTTTGGCTGGTCTGCCTTTAGTAGATCCATAAGTTCCTGTTCCATACGGCATAATAGTTTCTCCTTTAACAATCCCATTTACGTAAGGCCTTATTAATTCTGCTATTGGGATCTCTAGCAGTCTTGGCACTGGTTAGCTTTTTCTTCATGCCAGACATTCTGGCGCAAAAACTTTTTCTGCGTTTTGCAGCAGCTGGTGATTTCTTTGCTTGCTTAGATGAAACTGGCGCTTTTAAATTAGATCCTTGCGCTTTAGCTGCTCGTCTACCAGCAGCATTTAATCCACCAGATTTTGATTTGTGTTTGGCAGTTAACTTTATTCTTTTTCTCATTTTTTAGTGTCAGTTTTGTTTAGCTTGTCAAAACTTCTCATGCCACCAATGCCTAACATACCAAGTAATATTGGCATCATTACACTCATATCTGCCTGGGGTATTACAAACCCAAAGCCAGCGCAAATTGGAGAAATTAAATAATTGATAGCTAGTGACAGGCCAGCGATCCAACCAATAAGTGGACGCCAGGATGACTGGAACCAATTACCTTTTGCGTCTTCTTTAGCAATTGCCAATTGAGCGAGTATTTGCTCTTGAGAATGCTTATCGGCCATTGTCGCTAAGTCATGCGCCAACTTTTGTTTTGTGTCAGCGTCTGGTATAAACTTATCTAATATTTTTGTAGCTGGTGCTATTAGGCTTGATAAAACCATTGTATTACTCCTCTGTTGGGTGAGGGATAATTGCAGATTATATTTAGCAATTAAAAATCATAACATAAAAAAGTTTAAATTAAACAATTACCCCTCATAACTGGTGAGGAATGCTGACACCCCTGACGAACATTCCCCTTAACTTTTTTATAATTTTTTGCAGCCTTGCAAATATTTAGGCGCTTCATTATTCTTTATTTTTAGGTACTGTTTTAGGTACGCAATAAGCCTTGACCCATATCCTACTATCCCCAGCGAGTGATGGATCATAGTTTTGTGATCTAATTTTCTGTGCAATTCTAAGGCACGTATCCAAATCAGAGAAATAATACATATCCTTTTGTAGCGTTCCAGATAAGAACACTAATAACGCCCATGTCATTTACCATTGCCATTTTCCTTTTTTCGTGTCCAAGCTGTTGCGCCCATAAAGCCAATAACTACTGAAGTCTGGGCAACCAAGAAAGTATTTAAAAATGCACCAGCAGCTTGCATGCGTGATACATCAAGTATTGGTAATAAAAGAACAATAACAGTAACAATACTTGACGCCATTGCTGCCCATGCCATCAGTCTTTGCTGGTCTTGCATTTTGTCTGCATTTTCTAAACGCAGCATACGCTCTTCTATTTCTAATTCTTCTTTTGAAATTTTACCGTCACCGTCTAGATCGTGGTTGTATACTCTTGCGTTCATTTAAAACTATCCTTTATGCTTTTTATGACGTTCTTTAATGTAAATGGTTTTTCATTTGGCCTGTATTTACAGTGTATTTCCCTGGGGCATTCACCAGCGCCTATTGGAACGTATTCATTCCATTGCGTATAGTTAGCACCAACATAAACACAAACTCTGGTTTTATTTTCTAATAACTGTTTTGCCAGTCTGCATGTCGTGTGTTCCTTGTCTCTTGCAAACGCTACAATAAATAAAAAAGATATTACGCAGAAAAATATTAAAAAATAATAAATGTAATTGTACAACATAAGCATTACGTTACACTTTTAGAAATAAGCCAGATCATCCAGCCTAACGCACTAAGTAAAACAAGTGCTGCAATGCCCATAATAGTGTAGTCACGTATCATGCGTTTTTGCTCTTCACGTGCATACACAGCTTCTTGCCTGGCTTTTCTTATACGGCCTTCTTCTTTCAGTAAGTTATCCCAACCTTGTAAGCCGTAGTGTCCAACAATCCAGTTTTTTAATTCCTCACGTTGCTTCTGTACTTTTATTTTAGCACTGTAGCTTTTCATAGCCACTTCTTCGACAGAGCCATTAAAGAGTTTATCAAATGTACTTGGACTGTTTGAATGCTTATTGATATTGTCAATATCAGAAACAGCGCCCATCCATTTACCAACAGTCTCAGACATATCTTCTATGTCACGCCCTGTTTGGATAAGTTTTTTAATTTGGCTATAGCATTGCGTGGCTGTACTGACAGCAGCGCCTAGCGTAATGGGGTCAATCATTACTTGAGTATTTTATCTACTAACCAGGCTACCAATCCAGACGCTAATACAAACACTGCTCCTACTCGGAGTAACATCCACCAGGCGCCTTTGCCCATGTATGCAGCTTCTATTAGTTGGTCTAATTTTTTATCCATGTTGTCTATACGTTTTTCCAGCGCTGTCATGCGACTTTCTAAGACAGCTACTTTTTCTGATACTGTCATTGAATTATATTTGTAGGGTTTTTAAATAAGTTATTTTTTTGCCATTGAAGGTCACCTATTTTTGCTTTTAGTGTAGGTGGTAAATCTTCAATATCTAGTCCTTCAACTTCATCATACTTACCGTCTATTGCTGCATTAAGAACAGCCATAACAATTGCCCTGGCAGTCTTGCCTTTAGGATCTAATTCTTTAAGTGCCTCTAGGCGCCTCAATGCGTCTTTTGATGTAAATATTTTTGCTAGTTGTTGGTATGCACGGCCGTATAAAATATCGTCTATTTTTTGACGTGACGCTCCAATTAGTGACGCTGGTTTTGTTACGTCAACGTCAGCTGCTAGTTGACCAGCTTTAGCACTTAAAGATAAAACGTCTGCGTCTTTAATGTCAGTTGCTGTTGGTGATCCTTCTCTTAGCGTGTTACGTATGGCAAACATTACTTTGCCCATCTTTTCAATATTTTCTATATCTTTTGGGTTATCCATTGTAACAGCTAATATTTTCATATTTTCTGGTGTAAAGAATTGACCGTATACACGTTGCGCTAAATTTGCTGACATGTCACCAGCTTGCGTATTAGATACTTTCTCAACAATATTCTTAAACTGCTGCTCTATGTAAACACGCTGTGCATCTCTAAATAATTGTGCGCCTCCTGGTAATTGTTTAAAGTATTCAAATGACCTCATCAGTGCGCCTGGCGTTACTTGATTACTTGAAAATACTCTACTTAATGCATTGACTGCATTTGTTTTATCTCTACCTAAATTGCCTATTATACCAGCAATAGAGTTATCAAATGGATCCATGTAATTTTTAGTAAAGTTTTCAAATGACTTTAATGCCAAAGCGTAATTAGGACTTTCGTTTTTCATGCCATTGAGTAATGCGCTTCTTAAAACATTTAAACCAAACTTAGCTGTTTTGTCTGCGCCTGGTGCGTCATCGTCAATTCTTTGTATGTAAGTGTCTAATGATTTTTTTATTTCATTTAAATTATTAATATCAGTTCTAAATTCCATTTGTGGTATTGGCTGGCCAGCGCCATCGAGGACAGGCTTACCGTCACTGGTAAGTTTTGGAACAACCTTGCCGTCTCTCATTTTAACTTTGTATAATTGATTAGCATATTGTTGTATAATTTTGCCTTGAGGAGTTCCAGATGTGTCTTTTATTATTTGCTCGACAGATCGCCAGGCATTACGTGCCACATTAAATGATAGTTGAGGCGTTTCAATTCGTGCCTTTGCGTAAAACTTATCAAATATTTTAGATCGCATTTTAACAAACTTTTCTTTTATTTGACTTGATGCGTCAATTGCTTTTCCAATAACTGCTTGTGCGTCTAAGCTACCAGGTTTACGATTTACAGATGGCAATAAAATATTTTCAATAGCTTCTTTAACTTGCTTGTACTGGCCACCCATTTGCACGACTTGATCAGTTAATGGTGAAATATCACCAAATAAAAATTCATCGTATATATTACCAGCGTCTGGGTTACGCCTTACTTTACGTTCTAGCTTTTGCAATGAACTAAGACCAGATGCCTGGGGCAATGACAAGTCAATACCAAACTGATCTCGTGCCATAGTAATAAAATCATTAAGACTTTGATCGTTTACGCTTTTCTTAATCTTTCCAAAATCTGACGCATTGATAACACCAGGAGGAGGGGATTGACCCATTATTTTATTTTTAGCAAAATTTACACCAGCACTGCCACCTTCTAATGCGCCTGGAATAACAGCAGCTGTTGCCACTTGCCCCATATCAATATTAGCGCCTGGACGTGGATCTAACAAATTTCCTATACCTTGCCTTCCCACTTCACCAACTGCGCCAGCTATTGCACCAGGTATTACACTTGTGCCACCAGTAAAAGGCGCCATTGCAACGCCACCAGTTGTAATCATTTCTGGAATAGACGCTGGCGTTTCTGCCAGTATGCTAGACCCAATAGCTGATAAGTCATCAACGGTTACTTTTGTTTCCTGTAATTCTTTTGCAAATTGAGCATTCATGTCTTGCGCTTGTTGACTTGGGTTACCAGCAACATTTGCTTGACCAGCAGTTAACATTGTTTGTTTAAATAATTCTTTTGCGCTGTCTAAAGCGCCTGGGTCTACCCTGTTGTATGTTTCCTTGCCATTCATAACTGTACGGTAAACAAGGTTGCCAGTAGGATCTAAAAAGAAATCTTCTACTGGTATTCCACTAAACCTAGACAGTATTCTAATTCTTTCACCCATATCAGACGCAAATGAACCAGCCATCCTGGATCCCATGCCCATAGCTGATTGAAACCCAGTATTAATAGTTGTGCCTTCTGGTACTTCTGCAATATTTGCTTCACTGGCGTTATCTGCTCCAGCAGCAACAGTAAGTAAATTACTTAAATTACCACCAGCTGCATTTATTTGGGTGTTGTTGTCCTGTACGTTTGCTGCTTGTCTCAATAGATCGTCTAAACTCATTTTTTATCCTATTAATTACGGTAAAATTTTAAAAAACTTAGTGGTATGTTTAGTTCTTGAAATACTTCACGAACAGCTAGATTAATAGCTTGAGGTTGTTCGTAATTTTCATTTTCTTGTAATATTTCAGCTGCTCTATTTGTTATCATTTGAGCAACATGTTCGTCACCACTTTCTACAGTTTCACCAAAAATACTAGAGCCGTTTTTCTTTAACTCTGTCATAAACAAATCACCAGATATGCCTTGCTTTTTTAATTTATCTAATCGTCCTAAAGCGCCAATAATAAATTTCATTTGGCGTTTTACTTTAGTAATGAAAACTGTTGGCGTATCTTTTTTGTTTGGATTTGCTTCTGCTTGTCGTTTAAATTCACCTTCCATAACAGCTGCACCAGACATTTTTAAAAGTATTTGGTTAAATCGTTCTGCTACGTCTGCAAAGAAATTTGTTTGGCTAGATAACCTATTTCTTTCTGTCTCGTCTAATGCATCTATACCTGGTATTGCGCCAGCCATTAAATCCTTAAAAGAAAGTTTTGCCCTGTCAAATCTTCCACCTAAAGTTAAAAATGATGGATCAAAATTAGCAAAAATATTATCTAATTTTAAAAGATCTTCACCAAGTGTTAGTATTTGATCGTCAATGTCATTAGCCATTTTAGTAGATAATCCACTATCACCAGGCATGCCTTGCGTAAATTTGACTGAACCGTCTTCACCTATTTCCAGTGACATTTTACCCTGGTTAGCGTACTTATCTAAAAACATTTTAGCTGCTTTATATTCTGCACTATTTTTATCTATTCCAGGTATCTGCAATGTTTCTAATGCGTCTTGTACTTTTTGTGTATCTGAAGTTTTTTCTGCAAATAAAGGTCTTGATGGTGATTGTCCTACAACTGCAAATCCATATGAATTTGTTTTGTCTGGTGTATTTTTATCAAGTATTACTGTTTTTTGCATCCACATACCTTTTTCTTTATCGTATGAAGGCTCTGTGACATTCATTGTATTTGCTTTTTTGTCACCTATAATTGTAATCATATTTTGATCAATACTACCGTCAGCTTTTAATCCAATACCATTTTTATCAAAAACAGCAAGTTGACCATTATTTAATTGCATGACTTGTAAATCTGGAAATCCTCTTTTTGCTTTTTCTTGAATAAAGGTTTGTAGGAATGGTTGCAGTTGAGTATTAGAACTTAAACCCTGTAATTCCTCTTCAGATTTATTTTGTAGCATAGGCATACCCATTGCTTTTGCTAATTGTAGTGACGCTAAATTACCTTTAATTGCTTTAGATGTAGCAAATGACGTATTCATATTATTAGTTTGTAATGCTTGTAGAAAAGACGCATTGCCTACTGGATCTGCTTTGATTTGTGCTATACGTTCTGGCGATAGGTTAAGTGAAGTAGCGTATTGATCAACTAATGGCAGTAATGACGATGCCTGGTTAAACTGCTGCTCTTGCTGCATAATATTAGTATTTCTTTTATTGGCAGCTTCACTAATTTGCATAAACGCATTTAAATTATTTTCGCCAACCTTTGTAGGTGCGCCATACGCTATAAGCATGTCACCTAAAGAGTGCAGTGCATTGTAACGCCTTAAATTGTCAAAGCGCTTTCTTGAACTTGTTGGCTGTGTTGCTACGTCTAAAATATTCATAAATTATATCCCAAATTGAAATGGATTAAAGCCACTAAAAGGATTAAAACCACCAGTTCCTAACCCAAAAGGTGACAGGCCACCAGTGCCAGACATAAATCCCATTTGAGGCATCATAATTTTACTGCCTATGCCAATAGCTGTAGCAAATGGGTTACTCGTGTACGGTGTTTGTTGCGTAGATACCTGGCCTTGTGGAACGCCAGCAATAGCTGCCAGTAATTGATTTAAGTTTTTGGCTTCTTGACCTTGGGCGCCCAAAAATTCGCCATAGTCAAAGTCTTTTTGTTGTTGGTCAAATGACTGGTCTACTGCGCCAGCTTTATATAAGTTGTCAGCTTGTGACACGCCTAAATTAAAGTCTTGCAACATATCCTGGCCAGCTTGCTGAAATCCAGCCATTTTTAATCTACTGGTGTTATCAGCTATGGCGTCTGCTGCCGAATTCGCTAACTCACCCTGGGCAACGCCAACCCTGGTATTAGTGTCTGCGCCAATGTTGTAGCTGTTACCTAAAAGATCTGTGTTCAAAGCCATTGTTTCATCTTTAATTACCTGGTTACTGGCGTCTATAACTTCATTTGTAAATGGGTTCATGTAATCGGATCTGTCTTTTAAAGACATGCCAGACATACCAGTTATTTTGTTCATAGCGTCAGTTGTAAACTGTGATTTGTCAGCAAATCTATCGCCTGTAAATGGCGTAAATTCATCGTCTAGCATACCCTTAGCTTTATCTAGTGCTGGTATTACGTAGTCCTGTTTCATCCACTCTGGTATATCTGTTGTCGATGTAGTTGTTGCTACTTTTTGTTTACTAGGCATTATATCTCCTTAAAAACGGTTATTACTTGGTGTTGACTTTTAGTTGCTTTAAACCATCCACGCCTACCCCCAGTGCTTAGGTATTTGCAACCGTGTTGCTTTGCGTAAATAGCTAAAATCTTTTCCATTGACAGTAACTCTTTCAAGTTACCTCCACCCACTACAATGTCTAACATTTTGCATTGTGGGTAATTAATTATACTTGTGACCATGACGCAGTCTCTACCTGGCCAAAACTGCATCTCACCAGTACTAATAGCTTTAAATATATCAGTAACTGTGTACAGTCTTACGCCTACGCTGAGACTGTCATCAATGTACTGTTCCAGTCTAATCCAATCCTCTGGACTGGATTGTGGCTTTACGTTCATTAAACTCGTCTGACTTCTAAAATTACAGCTGATCCTGTTCCTTGACCAGCTTCGCCTTGTCCATTGTCATTAAATGATATACTGGCAAAGTACTGCTGATTTTTGTTTAATTGTACTCTAGCTGCGTGTATGCGAACATCAGCATTTCCAGCGCCACTGCAAGCTGCCGTTTGAGTTAATGCCAAAGCCGTTGACCCTGTCATAAAACGTGTAGCTATTTGCGTTCCCTGTCCAGATGAAAATGTACTTGCATTAGCAATTAATATGACAACTGCATCTGTATTAAATGAAGTATTATTCGTTGACGTAAATGTAGTACTTGGAATGGTTGATGTACTTGTTCCACTACCTCGTCCAACACTATTAGCTAATACTTGTAAAATAACGCCAGCGTTTAAGTTTGCTGGGTTAAAGGATCCTACAATAGTTTCTATACCACCAGATCCAATAGTAAGAGTACCACCAGACAAAAAACTAGCACTTATTGTGCCACCACTAATTTTATCTGCGTTTAGACTGTTTATTTTAGCATTCGTAATAATACCGTCATCTATCTGCGCTGATTGGGTTATAAGACTACTTGTAGCTAACTTTGCACTTGTAATACTATTTGCTGATAACTTATCAGTTGTCACTGCATTCGCTGCAATTTTATTTGCTGTTACAGCGTCACTCGCTAACTCACTACTTGTAATGGCATTGGCTGCAATCTTGTCACTTGTTATTGTGTCTGCTGCTATCTTGCCAGCCGTAATACTATTGGCGCCTAGTCGATCTGCTGCAAGTGACCCAGATGTTATTTTATTAGCGTCTAAACTGCCTATTTTTGCGTTTGTTATTTGTGCGTCACCAATAGCAGCAGTCAGTATTGTAGCGTCACCTATTTGAGCGCTTTGCGTTATAACGGCTTCACTTGTAACTAGCTTATCACCACTAATAGATCCATTAGCAACTTTAGCCAGGGTAACAGCTGCGTCTTCTAACTTCTCAGTGTCTATTGTTACTATATTTGCAGAATTAGTAAGCATCTTGCCTAATTCTAAGTCTTTATCTGCTGCATTGTACGGTGAAACAACTTTTACAAATATTTTACCGTCTTTTACAAATGCGCCACCACTAACAGAATTTTCTAATATTTCATTTAGTTCTGGCAGTATTCTGTCTAGGTATTCGTTAGCTTCTTCATCCTGGCCACGTTGAGGAAGTATAGGCATTATATCCTCCCAGCTGGAACACCATGCATATCAAATCCAGTCATTGCCCAGTTAGCGCCTGTGGCAGTACTGGATACTTCTAAAGTAATAAAGCGCCCTGTTTGCCTTACGTTAATTTTTTCAAAACCATCGTCCAGGGCAGTCGATGACGAAAATGACACGCTGTCATCTAAATTATTTTGTGTACCTAATCTGACGTTTACAGTTCCTGTCAGTGTTCTCATTTGCAGTGACACAAAAGTAATACTTTTAAATAAATTTGCTTCATTAAAATCTAGTGGCTTTGACGTCAATGTTGCTGATAATGCAGATCCATTGTCATTTACTTCAGTGTTATGTGATCTTAAACTTGCTGTACTACCAGAATGCGCAAACATGTATGGATGCTTAAATGCTCCCATGTAAGGAACAGCAGCAGTACGTCCAAAGTCAATGCGTGACCAACTACCGTTTTGCACATTATACACAACGCCCAGGCTATTTTCTGAATTGTTAGCAGTGGGGATAAACCAGTAAATTGTTTTATTTTCTAAGTCATACGTAGCGCAAACCTTAGATAACTCACTGTCTTCCCAATTTGCCTGGATAAATTCCTGTAGTGCTGGTGTATCAATATACTTGTAATTAAGGCCGTCAAATTGCCATATACCTCTTTGTCCCATGCCGTAGGCAATGTTATTCACAACTATTACACTGGCCTTAGACACAGCGCCTATGCCTGTTGTAACTTGCTTGTAAGTAAAGAAAAACGGTGACCCAACATATTTAACAGTAAACGCCTGGTCTTTACCTAAAACTAATGCGCCATCCTTAAATGGTACAGCAGCTTTAATAGCGCCATTCATGTCTCTCACTACTAGTGATCCAGCTGCATTTGTACTTGTTGGCGTGTATATGTGAGGACTTTCTACGTCACTAAATGCAATAGTATTGTCACCACTGTTAGTATTAAACAATAGTATATGGCCTCTAATTCTCATTACTATTTCTGCTGTACTTGGAACACCAGTGGCATTTGTTTCACTTGACAGCGCTGCAAAGGCGTCAGTTGTCAGTTTCCATATTTGAGGCGCTGACGTGCCGTTAGTTGCTATTACAAGATCTCCAAATGACGTAAATGACCAAGTTGTTGCAATGCTAGTAGCGCCTTCATGTTCATTACCACTGTAGCCAGTGCCTTCCTGGGTAATTCCAGTTCCAGGGACATACATGTATAATTTATCTGTAGTGCCAAAAAACAACCTTTGGATATTGTCACTTAATTGATAAGCCTCTGCGCCTCTTACTGGTGTTGTCACACTTTGTGTTGCGACTTGTGTACTTCCACCAATCTTTTGTGCGCCACCATTTTTAAATATGACGTTTACGCCATCTGTCCATAACGGTGCGTCCAGGGCATGAGTAGACTTAAAAATACCACTTTCAGTTAATTGTGATCCTCTAATTGAAAATAGTTTTTTTGCCATTATTGTACCAAATATTCTGTTGTTGTTGTCGCTTGCTCTGCGTAACTTGTACTAGCTGCTGATTGCGTACTAAATGACGTTGAACTAGCATTTTGTACTGTCCAAATGTCACCTAGTATAGTTAGTAATGCTGTCATAGGCGCAGTGCCTGTTACGTTGGCCACTAGTGCTAGTATTGCGTTCATTTCAGTACTTTGATTTACAGCAACTGATACAGAACCATCTACACCTCTAATTAAATTTATGGAACCAGCACTTGTAACAGCTGTTAATGCATTTCCACTTGCATTACGTATTAACTTTACAGCGCCTGTCGTTGTAGCAGACGTTGATACATTTGCTGCCCCAGAAAAAATTGCTGTCATTCCACCAGACGTTGCCAAGGATGAACTTGCGCTACCAGCTGCGCCATTAATTAGTTTTATTGTTCCAGTGCCTACGACAGTTGTAGGTCTATTGGCTGCGTTTTCTCTAATTAATACAACAGTTGATGAAACAGTTAATGCTGATGAAATACTTGCAGCAAAATCCTGGAATTTATGGCCAGCAGACGCAATGGAATGCGCTGATAAAGGGTAATGGCCTAGCATTAATCAACATCATCTGGTTTATTTGGAAATGTTACATTATTTAAGTCAGATGCTTTAGTAATGTCTCTAAGCTCTTGTCTATACTTTCTCCAAGCAGATGCATCACCACCATTATCTACAAGTGTATTTATTTTATAATCAGCTTCGAATAACAAAGGTTCTCTTCTATTTCTTAAACTTTCCTTTATTCTTACAGGCTTTTCGTCTTCCCACTCTTTTTCTTCTTTTTCTTTTAATGCAATTTCTTCAGCAGTTAATTCAACTTTAACTCCGTCTATTTGTTGGTATAATTTTGTCATGTTTTAATACCATATAAACTTATTGTACCACTTGTTAAATTTCCAGAACTTGCAAAAATACTTATTGTATCAACTTTACTTGTTCGATTAACATTATATTTACTAACATATTTGCTTGATCTAAGTACTGAAAAATATTCAGTAGATGTCATTCCACCTGAATCTAATCCTTGCATACCTTTAATAAATGTTGTGCTTCTTAAATTAATAAATCTATATCTTCCGTTCCAAGACTCTCCATCTCCTGTTCCCAATGATTGATCTGTACTAGCTGTTAAATGAAATTTAGCAGACGATGACTGATTAGCAGAAGTATTTTCTCCAACATCACTAGACTTTGTACCCCACATTTGTGAATGAGTTGAATAGTTAGTGCCAGTATCAATAGAACCCCCAACACCTAATCTACATTGTAATTGAACATTATCTGTAGCTGGAATTAAATCTTTTACATAAACATCATAAAGATCATAATCATCAGTTATAAGAGAACTCCCAAAATTAATGTTAGCATCATTACTAATAGTTGTTTCATTTAAAAGAAAACCACTAGGAGTTTTCATTGAGCTTCTTAATCGTGCATTACTCATTAGATGCTTCCTCCAATGCTTTGACTTTTGCTTCAAGTGTTTCTATTCGCTCCATAGCTTCTTGAAGTGCTTTAAGTGCTTTTGTATAAAGTACAGAATATTTTAAAGTTTTATAAGTTTCGCCTTCAATTTTTTTACCAAAGTCTGGGTTATCTATATCTTTACCATTTTCATCTTTTATATACTGAACGTCATTTATTTTATCTCTTGTAAAAACTAAATTAGGACTTACTAATTCAGCTTCTTGAGCAATAAGACCTATTTTATCTGCCTTATCTAATTTATCTTCTTTCCAACTATAGTTTCTTACTTTTAATGCTTTAATGTCATCCCATTGAGAGTTTGCATCAACTACGTTTTCTTTAAAATTAATATCGGAAATACCAGATAGTGAAGTAGAACCAGCAGTTTCAATGTCTCCATCGGCTCTAACAATAAATTTGTGTGCAGAATTTGCGTAGCCACCATATAGTACTGCTGACGATGCAATACTACTTCCATGAACAGACCAAATAGTTATACCATTAAAACTAGATGCACCAGTAGTAGCTTTTAATCCAATAGTATCAGTATCTGTATTTTCTGTTAAAGTCATTCTTACATTTGTTTGTCCACCATCTCCTACACCAACTCTACCATCTGAAAGCATAGTAACAACTGCATCTGTAGTTCCATTCACATGAAAAAAATGTCCTTGACTAGAAGAAGCATAATATCCTAATCCACCATTTCCAGAGTGTCTGTTACCAATGTAACCACCACTATTTCCAGAAAAATTAACAGTACCTCCCCAAACTCCACTATTAATATCTAAAGCCCTATAGTTTGCTCCTAAAGGTGATGTTGGTGTTGTATCTCCTATGCCTACATTACCATTATCGCCATCAACTGTTAAAACAGAAGAAGCAGTACCATTCATAGCTCTACTAAAAGAAAGATATCGACTATCGCTATTTGCTCTTTGAAATCCCCATCTGCCGTTAGCACCAAATCTCAAAATATCTGTAGTAGTGCCAGTTTCTATATGTAATGGAGCAGAAGGACTTGCTTCACCAATACCTACTCGTTCTGAACTGTCTATAGTAATAGCCGTAGCATCAGCATTGTCATCTATTCCAGTAGAGGTAAAATTAGTTATACTTCCAGACATCGCCCCACCAGACTTACTTAAGGCATCAGATAAGCTGAAGACATCATACACGACTATCATCACTTCATCAGATGTAGATGCACCACTTACCAGAGTAATCGTATTAGCTGTACTAGTATTATAATCAGTCGTAGGTTTTAACATTACTCCATTTAATAGGACATCTACCAGGGAACCATTATCAAATGACAGGGTTTTAGAATTGATATCTGATCCTGTAAAAGCCGTTTGATTTGATGTGGCTGTGTACTGGAAAGTTTCTCTTATTCCAAATCCGTTTGCACCTTTACCAATATAAGGCATCTAATTAATCTCCACTTCTTTCTGGACTTTCAGAAACATCTTTAAGTGCTTTAACAACACCCAAAGTAAATGCTTGTTCAAGTTGTTTATCTGGATTTTCTGCTATAGCTATTCCATTTGCATTGCAATGTTTCATATTCAATTCAAGTATATCTGCTTTTGCTCTTCTTGCTCTTTCAGTAACAGCAGTATCTATCCAATTTTGCACTTCTACTGCTATATAAGACATTGCTTTATCTTCAATATCTGTAATTTCAACTGTGTATTTTGGCATTATATATACTCCTCATTAACCTAATAAATATCCACAAAATGTAGAGTGTGAACCACTATGTATTCTAGCATTTGTACTATCTGTACAATAAAACATTAATCTTACTGTATCGCTTGAACTAACATAAACTTGACAACTGCCAGTTACTTTTTTGAAATATCTTCCACTACCCCCAACTCCAGCATTTGCACTTCCACTAGCATTATATACTTCTTCATACATTTTTGGTGTGCCAGATATTCTTGAAGCAGTACTGTCATTTAACATTAATTCATAAGAACACCAATTTACACCAGAACTAGGTATTAAAATCCCAGTTAAAATTGAAAAATGAAATGCATAAACACCACTTACTGGAATAGATACTTTGTAAGTAGAATTATTAAACATACTAAAAGGGTCTAGTTCTTCTGTATCAAACGTAACTGGAACTGCTACTGAACCAGAGTTTGATGCATTAACCATTTGCTCACCAGCACTATTTCCTCTTCTTACAGCAAAATATGGGTGTCTTGGTTTTGTAAGATAACCAGCCGAACTCAAGTTTAATGTATCTTGATTTGATGAATTTTTTACATCTATTTCACCACCATTTGTAAATGAAAAGGCATCATAAGCACTACCACTATTAAGATTTGCATTAGTTGTTGTAACCCTTATAGCTTTACCAGTGCCTTGATTTTGACCACCCATTTTAATATGTAATCCTTGAGTATCTCCACTATTACCACCATCACCAACTTGTTCTAAAACCATTGTAGGATTATTAGTTGCACCACTTTGTTTTACATGGACAACACCATTTGCCGTATTGTGACCACCAGTATTTAAAAAAGTTCCATTAGTTGTATTGCTTGTAGTTGTTGATATTACAATATCACTCGCTAAATCTGCACCAGTAACTGTACCATCAGTTATCTCACTTCCACTGACTACGTTTTGACTTACTGTTTTTCCTATGTGACCCATAAGTTATTACTCCGATATTGTATCTACTGCTGACACAACAACATCCATAGAGTCTGTTGCATCTGATCCAGCTCTTAACTTATCTCCAGATTGTAAGACTATCTTCGCACCACCATCTATAAGTTCTAATGATGAACCACTTGGTATTGGTGCATTTTTAATTAAGAAAGCTGTAACATTATTTGAGTTATCTGTTATGGCTACTCTAGCCGTTATTGTAGAAGTTGTGGTGTTAACTAATCGTAATCCAACTATTGCATCATCAGAGTCAGATGTTGCTCTTATATCTGTTAAAGAAGCATCTATGTCTTTAGTTATTGTACGTTCAAAATCTTGTGCCATATATATTTTCCTTAAAGTGCTATAGCCATAGCTGTTGCAAAACCTTTTGTTGCTTTGGCATCTAGTTGTGTTTGAATATTAGATGTTACACCATCAGAATGATTTAATTCTGTTGCTGTTGATGTAATTGCAGTGCCACCTAATGTTAATGACCCAGAAACATCAAGATTGCCATTAATATCTATTAATGTTGCATTAAGTTCTATTTCATCATCAGCATTAATATCTAAATCACCATCGGCTGGTGAACCAATATTAATATCACCATCACGGAATTGTAATTGATTAGCCTGATACAATTGTAGCCCTTCATTATGTACATGAGTTAAACGAACTTCAGCACTAGTACCAAAGTATACAATTTGACCATCAGTTTGTTGCCATATATATCCAAGATTTGATATATTGCCAGAATTACTTATGCCATCAACATTAGCAGTGCCATCTAAGTATAAATCTTTAAATTCTGCACCAACAATACCTAAATTTACATCATTATCTGTGCTAGGTCGTAAAGCACCATCGATAAGTCTTATTTGGTCTTGTCCATTTGCTCTAAATACAATAGCATTATCTGTACTAAAGTCTATATCATTATCAGCATCACGCCCTATAACTAAACTTGCGTTAGTAATTGATGTAATGCCTGTAACTGATCCACTTACAGTTTGACTATCAACATAAGTTTTAATAGCTTTGGCTGAAGCTAAAGTATCATCACTTCCAGATACACTTGATATATCAGTATCTAATACTCCAGTCTTTAAGTCTGCTACGTCAATGTTAGAGATTGAGTTTCCAGTACCTTCAACATCAAATGTTTTGTTAGTAAGTGTTTCCGTTTTACTTGCAGTAGATTTCGCATCCAAAGTTGTTTGCAAATCATCTACATTGGCTATGGTATGATTATGGCTATCGTCAGCTATTGTAACTGCTATTGAAGTAGTGCCAGAACCACTAACGTCACCACTTAATGTGATAGTTTGATTACCAGTAAGTATTCCAGCTTCTGCTAATGTTTGATTTTCAAATTTTGAGGTTGAATTATTGTACTGTAGAATTTCATTATCACCGATACTTGTAATCGTTACATCATCCATTTCAGCAATGGTATTTTCCGTTGCGACTTGATTATCTACATAAGCCGTTGTTGCTATTTTTGTAGAGTTATCACTAGCTGATTGAGTTGGTGCTGTAGGATTTCCAGTTAAAGATGGTGAAGCTAGTGGTGCTTTTGCATCTATACTTGAATTGTTACCGTTTGCGTCTTTGATAAAAAACTTATCTGCTGGCACAGTTATAAATACGGATTTAGATCCAGATGACCAATTGACAGCGTTATTACTGTTGCTGCTTTTAAGTATTGTTGTCCTGGCAATGTTATTAGACGAACTATTGTAAGTTCCCAGGCCTATTTCAAAGCCACCACTCGTATCCTCTATACAGTAATACGTAGTGTCATTATTTGTCATGTGACTGGCAAAAGTAGAAAAACTTGTAAATGCGCCACCTAAATTTATTGCATTTGACGTCCCAGTTAAGGTTGTAGTTTCCTTAACTCTGTCAGCTATTACTAATGCCATTAGTCAATACTTATGTCTAAGTCACCAGCTGAAAATCTAATTGTATCTCCACTGACTACAGATTTAGATGTTGTAACAGCACCGTGAACTAACATTGTTCCACCAGTTGACGCAGTATGTAGACTAAAATGTGATATTGTTCCCCAAGTTCCACTAGCTATTGGAAACTCGACAGAACCACTATTATCACTTGCTCCACTAGAAGCTGCATCAAATGCTGCTAATGTTCTAGAATAGTTATTACCACTTAATTCATTAGATGTAGATCCAGCTTCTCCTGGTGACGCTGTGTGTAGTCCTACGTATATTGATGTTGATAAACCCATTGCAGCGTACATATTAGCAGTGCTAGTAGTTCCACCGTCCTGGGATGTTCGTTTGCCAAGTAAAATATCTAACATGATATTCTCAGCGTCATTTGTTAAAGCAGACATGATTGTTTCTCCTTATGTAACTGCAAAGCCTGGTTTCATTCTAAGTAATCCCCCACCGTATTTACTTGCCTGGGAGTTCTTTTGCGCCTCTAGTAATGCCTCGTTAAAAAGCGTTGTCCAAAGGGCAATTCTTTCGTCGTTCTTTACGTGTGCCTCCATGTGTATAAGTGAGCCGTAAAGATATAAATCTGGAAAGTCAGTTAACACGTCATTAGTCGTATTACTGTCTGATAATTCTGATATTTCTGCCTGGTAAATAAGTTCTGCTGTGTAGCCTGTTGCGTCTGGTATTGGCCTAAATGTTAATTCCTTGCCTTGCCTGGCAAAGTAACGTGGCTTGCCAGTAGACGTTGACGGCACAAGTTCATGTAATTGATCGTATGATACTTGCTCAACTGTACTTTCTGGGTTTGTCTTTAGTTTAATACTGACCATTTCCAGCATATCAGATGGCACTGCCTCAAATTCTGCGTTGAGTGTTGCAGTGGCACGCTTTTCTAATTTTGGGTATTTTAATACTCTGTTTAATCTTTTTTCTGTTAACAGTATTGCGTCTTTAATCTCAGCTGTTAAGTCAGTCCTGTTTAACTGGTCAGCTATCGATGTTTGCAATAATGCGTAAGTATTTAAGGCCATTACAAATTCCCTTTGTACACTCTTAATTTGTCGTTATCTGAATTATTTGCCCATCTCTTCCAATCGTCATCGCCCCATTTATTTTGTAGGGCGTGCGTCAGTACATGATCTGGAACCATTGCAGCTAATTTCATGTCTTTGTCTAAAGGCGCTTCATTGTGTAGCGCTTGCGCAAAATCAACTACTGGGTTGACGTATTCCTGTCTGTAAATAGTGACCTTTTGCGTTATTGGATCGTAGTCAAAGTATTCGTTGATCCTACCATTAGCAGTTTTGTCTAATAATTTTTTCATAAAAATCCTATAAAAAAGAGGGCGCCCCTAAGAGCGCCCCAAGTAATCCTGGAGGAAAAACAGGAATTACGATGTTGTTAGGTCAAATGCTCCACCGTGAGCAGCTTCATTATTAATGACTAATGTCAACTCAGTAATAAGCGCTCTTTTTTCAGCATCAGCAGTTTTCGCTAATTCAATAGTTTGAACTGGTCTTAAGTAAGCCAGTGATGCCATTGAAGGATCTAAGACAAATGCGTCTCTTGCACGTTGGAAACGATTTGGCGTAATTGTGTATGTGCCAAAGTCACCAATGTAGAGTGCAGCTGCTGCTTGAATGCTGTCTGCTGCAATGTTTTGCCTTGCCTGGGATCTACCAGTAAATCCACTGATAACACCCTTATTAAAAGATCCAACAGTAACGACTGTAGGCTCACCACCTTCGTCCCATGCTTGTTTGATAACATCTTTTAAGATTGCTTCTGTAAGCGCTCTTTGAGTGCCGTCAGTTCTACCAGCAGTTGCACCAGTTGCGTTAGCAGCAGATCCACCAGCTTTACTAATGTTAGTAGATAACCAGGATGGTAGTCCTCTCATCTTTCTAGCAGTAGTAGCGTTGCCAGCTGCCTGGCCTTGGTTAGCAGTAATGGTAGCCTCGATGTCTCTTTTTAGCTCTTTACTGCGCTTGGCAAGTTGGTATGCCAGTTCTGACGCTCTGCCAGCACTGTTAACAGCTTCTTGCGATCCAGTAACGGTAACGGTTTTATTCATGATCTGACAAATATTTGTTACCCTGGTTGTTGCAGAACTTGCAGCAACAGAAATTTCATCGCCCTCAAGTTGTGCGTTATTAGTAGCAGCTGACGCTAGGGCATCTGTTTGCCATTCGTGCGTTGTCGCTGCTGCTGAGGTTTGCCCTATGGCGCTCATAATTGGCGTGTCAGTTGGTGCGATAGAATAAATAGTATCTTGTAAATCTTCTCGATTACCAACAGCTGAATATGAGGTCAAGGCGTTAGTAGCTAATGCCATAATATATTCTCCATTAAATGAAAATTGAGGTTAAATTAAACGTGATTAAGGAATACTGCTGCTGCGTCTCTTACATCACCAGTCTTCTTTAATTTTGCTCTTGCATCCTTATATCTTTGTTGTCCAATTTCATTGTTACTGCGTCTGGCTGATGACTTAATTGTTCCAACCTTTGGCTTGGCTGCGACTTCTTTAAGGGTAGTCGGTTTCCTTGCCTGGAGCCTGTCCCATTGCATTGCCTTAAATAAAGTTGTGGCATCTCGATGGTCAAACAGTTGAGAAAATTCCTCATTGCTGTAGCCTATCTCGCTAGCGTATTTTGCCATTTCCTTTGATATTTTTTGGCGTTTAACTGGATCCTTTAGATGGGGTATGTTAGTTTGTAATTTTACATACTCATCTTGAACACGTTGCTGGTGTTGTACAAGTGCTTGCTGTTGCGCAGCTTCTTGCGCTTGCCTAGCCTCTTCCTTAGCTTGCGCTAATTCCTGGGTCTTCATCACGTAGTCTGCAACTTGTCGGTTGTACTCAATTGGGTCTGTCTGCTCCAGTGTCTTGTCTGGTTGAACTAATTCAGATTGAAGTTTCTGGGTATACTGATTAGCAGCTTGACTTAGATATGGGATCACCTTACTCAGTTCGTCTTCACGCTGTTGAATTTTTTGTCTTTCTTCAGCTAAAGATTGGGACTTTTGGGTGTTGACAGCGTCTATTTGATAACCCTTACGT